GGCGACCCAGACATTAACGTAGACATTTCTGCTACAGGAACTACTGCTTCTGGTGCTGCGGTTGCTTCTGGTACTCAGATGATGAACAACGGGGACCTTACTTTAGGTTATTATAACTCTGTTGATGCTGGGGCTGTTATGGCGGCTCTGACTAAAAAGTATGTGTACCTTGTACAAGGTACTGCAACAAACGCGGCGTATACAGCAGGTAAAATTTGGATTCGTATTACTGGCATGAACGTCGATTTTAATAATGGCTAATAGTTTAGGCAGGGAGGATAACCTCCCTGCCTCTTACTTACGTAGGAGAATCCAGATATGGCTGATGCTGTAACACTAACTACGATAGAAGACGGCCCTAAAAGAGCGATCTTTTATCTCACGAACACTAGTGATGGAACAGGTGAAGCTGCGGTTCTTAAAGTAGATGTTTCCGCTCTTTCCTCGTTACAAGATGGAACGGCTTGCACGGGAGTTCGTATTGGAAAAATTATCTTTACCAATGTTGGCATGGGGGTAAAACTTCTTTGGGATGCCACTACGGATGTTATAGCCGTAGAACTTCCCGCAGACTACTCAGATACATTAGATTATTCTGATATGAGCGGTCTTCCTAATGTTGCGGCTTCTGGTGGAAATACAGGCGACATTCAACTTACAACAGTAGGGCATAGTAGTGGAGATACATATTCAATTGTTCTTCACTGTTTAAAGCAATACTAAGTAATAGGAATTAGTTATGGCAACTTCTGGTACGGTTGATTTCAACCTAGACATGGCTGAGATAACAGAAGAAGCCTTTGAACGATGCGGTCTAGAGTTTCGCACAGGATACGATGCTGCAACTTCTAGGCGATCTTTAAATCTTCTTTTTGCTGAATGGTCAAACAGAGGGTTAAATATGTGGACTGTAGAGCAGATCACACAACCTCTTGCTCGACTATCCTCCTCCTCTTCTGTTGCAACATATCCAATAGGAACGGTAACCGCTACTGTAGGAGCTTCGACTAATTTAACGGTAGGAGAAACAATTACTGGAGGCACTAGTGCTGTCACGGCTTCTATTATAAGCAAGCCATCTTCTACCACTATTACTATAACGCTTCCATCTGGGTCCTTTACTGCGGGAGAAAACATTACAGGATCTAGTAGTGCAGCTACTACAACTATCAGCGCAGATCCATCTTTAACTAACGTACAAGCAACAGTTGATATGCTTGAGGCTGTTGTCAGAAGAAGTTCCACTGATATTGGAATTACTCGTATAAGCAGAAGTGACTACTTAAATACTCCCGATAAGAATACGCAAGGTCGTCCAACACAGTTTTTTATAGATCGTCAAATAACTCCTACGGTCACTCTTTGGCCTTCTCCTGAAAACTCTACAGATGAGCTCATCTACTACAGAGTTAGAAGGATAGAGGATGCAGATGCTGGCGTTAACACCGCTGATTTACCTTTTCGTTTTTTACCCTGTTTGGTAGCTGGATTAGCTTACTACATAGCTTTGAAAAAATCGCCTGATAGAATCGGTCTCTTAAAAGATATTTATGAGGAAGAATTTCAAAGAGCTGCATCTGAAGATGGAGAAAGGACTGCTCTTAGACTTGTTCCAAGTTACTCTTCATTGAGTTTAACCTAATGCCTAGATATGCATCAGGAAAACATGCTTTAGGTATTTCAGATCGTTCTGGAAGAGCTTATAAGCTAAAAGACATGATTAAAGAGTGGAATGGCTTTTTTGTAGGGAAAGATGAGTTTGAATCAAAACAACCTCAATTACAGCCTCGTAGAGTTCTAGCCGACCCTCAAGCTGTTAAGAATAGTAGACCAGATCGAACGGAGCCTCCTGTAGAAGTCTTACTTCCGTTTAATTCGTTTAAGTCTGGTACAAGTGGTTCTGCTATCATTACCGTTAACGAACCAGGGCATGGCCGTAGCACAGGGGATGTTGTAAGGTTTAGAAGTGTACAATCTTTTGATGGATTTACCGAAACTGCAATAGAAAGTTCTTCTGGGTTTTCTATTACAAAAGTAGATAGTGATAATTATACTTTTGTTTCTGGAAGTGGAACGGCTACTTCTGGAGATATAAGGGGTGGAGGAGGCTTCGCTTCGGCTGGCCCCGTAACAGTGAGTGCATGATATGGCGTATACTTTTACAACTTTAAAAACAGCTATCCAAGATTACACACAAAACTCAGAAACGACTTTTGTTAGTCAGTTGTCTCGTTTTATTCTTAACGCTGAAGAACGTATATTAAAAGAGTGTCAGTTAGATGTATTTAGAAAAAATGTAACGGGAACAGCTTCTACTGGAAACGCATACCTTCAAAAACCTGAAGATTTCTTGTCTCAAAATTCATTGAGTGTATTAAATTCTTCAGATAAAGAATTTCTTTTGTATAAGCAGGTAACGGCTTTGCAAGATTACACTCCAAATCCCGCAACGACAGGAACACCTAAATATTATGCTGATTGGAACGAGGTTACTTTTTTATTAGCTCCTACTCCTGACAGTAATTATACTATGGAACTGCATTACTTCTATCGTCCTACCTCTATTACAGAAAGTGCGGATGGTACAAGTTGGCTTGGAACAAATGCTGAATTAGCTTTGCTATATGGAAGTCTTTTAGAGGCTTACACCTTTATGAAGGGTGAGGCTGATATACTTCAAATATATAATGGAAGATTTCAGGAATCACTTCAATGGTTGAAGAACCTTGGTGAAGGTCTTCAAACTAGAGATCAATATCGTTACGACAGGGTTAGAAGGGATGTTGCTTAATGTCTAGTTCTGTTGGTGCAAGTGAGATAGGAAATGCTCTAGTATTTACTAGCGACAATGGAGGTCATTCTCCAGAAGATATGGCGGAGATGGCTTTAAACAAGATAATGATGGTTTCAGACACTGCTCCACCTGTCATACGGGATCAAGCCTATGCTCACAGACAGCATTTGAAAGAAGTGCTAATATATTATATGAATAAGATGTGTCAAAGCGAAAGAACAACCATCTGGGCTTTGATGAAACAACAGGGCCATGAGGACATGGCAGAGATAATAAGGAGGCTGTAATGGCTGTAGGAACATCTGGTATTTGCGGTACGTACAAAAAAGAAATAAACGCTGGAATTCATTTTTGGACAACGCACTCTCGTGGAGACGGTAGTTCCATAGCAGCGGATACATTTAAGCTGGCTATGTTTACTAATAGTTCTTCTATTTCTGTGGATACTACGGGGTACACAACAGGTAATGAAGTTAGTGGAACTAACTACACTGCGGGAGGAGCTTCTATTGCAAGTGCTACTATTGGCCTTGGCGATAACAGTAGCTCAGTTCCAACCGCTTTTATTGATATGGATAATGTAACTTTTTCAAGTTCTACTATTAGTAGTGCTCGTGGAGCTTTGATATATAATTCTACATTAGCCAACGCGGGAACGGCTGGAAACACTACTCATGCGGCCAAACCTTCCGTTTGTGTTATTAACTTTGGAGCAGATAAATCATCTAGTGCAGGAGATTTTACGATTACCATGCCAGCAAATGACGCTAACAACGCATTGATTCGGATTGCTTAATGCCTACGTCTAACCTCAATGGATGGGGCCGAGGTACTTGGAATTCAGGTGCTTGGGATTCTCCCGGAAGTGTTGTGGTTACAGGAGTTTCTGCGGCTACTGCTGTTGGAAGTATACAGGTAGATATAACAGTTCCTGTTACAGGAGTTGAAGCGGCTACAGCAATTGGATCTCCTACAGTAACAGTACCTGTTTCAATAACAGTAACAGGTGTTTCTGCGGCAACCGCAACAGGGTCACCTACTGTTTCGGCAAGTTGTGTTCTTTCCGTTACAGGAGTTTCTGCGGCTACGGCGGTTGGTAGTACACAAGTAGATATAACGGTCCCAATTACAGGAGTAGAGGCCGCAACCGCCGTAGGGCGTATTAATATGTGGGAACAAATTATTCCAGGTCAAGTTGCTGGATGGATTAAGATAGCGGCATAGGAACAAAATTATGGCATCATCGTATACAACTAGTTTTGGTATTGAAAAGATAGGGTCTGGAGAACAATCTGGAGCTTGGGGAGATACCACTAATCACAATCTAGATATTCTAGATCGTATTGCTTCGTATAAGTCAGTAGGTCTTTCTGGATCTACTCATACGTTAACTGTTCGAGAAGCTTCTCCCGGATCAGGCACTGAAAATCTTCAGGATGGTATGTACCGTGTAATTAAGTTTACAGGAGCACTTGGTGCAAACAACACGGTAACTGTAGCTCCGAATACAACATCAGCGTTTTTTATTATGATTAACGCAACTACAGATTCTGGTTCTAGTGGACCATACTCTGTAATACTAACACAAGGTTCTGGAGCTAATATAACAATTGCAAATGGTAAGTCTGCAATTGTTTACATGGACGGAGCGGGATCTGGAGCCGCAGTTATAGATGCTATTTCTGATTTGCAGTTAGCTACAATAACGGCTTCTGGAGATATTACATCTGCTGGAACGGTTAATGTAACGGGAGATACAGCCGCTGGAGATGATGCTTCTATCGGATTTACTGCTTCTGAAGGACTTATACTTACAGGCCAAGGCTCTACTAATGACGTAACCATCAAAAACGATGCAGATGCTGACGTTATTGAAATACCTACCGGGACAGTTAATGTTACCTTTGCTGGAGATATTGCTCTTGCTGGAGATGTCACCACTGCATCAAATGCTGATGTAGACATCAACCCAAATGGCACAGGAAATGTTGTTTTAAAAACTGACTTGGTTAGCGTAGGCGGGGGTTCTGAGGTTGGTCACGTTTCTAGTAATGGTGCTTTTGACATGAAAATTAGCTCTAATTCTGGAACTAACTCTGGAACAATTATCGTTACAGATGGAGCAAATGGAGCTATTACTGTTGCTCCAAATGGCACAGGTATAGTTGACGTTCAAGGCTCTATGAACTCGTCAATTTCAACCACAGGCAAATCAATCGTATTTGGATTTTAGGAGAAAATTATGGCAAGTGAAATTTTAAGCTACAGTCTAACGGCTGGTGTGACTAACAGCGAAAGTGTACTTATCAACGGCGTAGATGGACACACTTATACGATAATTTCTGTTATCGTCACAGAGACAGCGGGTGCGGCAGAAACTTTTGATCTTTACATTGACGAAAATGGTGGAGGCACGGACTATGAGTTGCTTTCAGATCAAGCTCTGGGAGCGAATGAAACTTTTGTTTTAAACGATAGGTTTGTGATAACAGATACAGATCATTTATGTATTGCAACTGCAAGCAGTGCAAATGTTGATGTGGTTGTTAGTTTCTTAGATCAAACGAGGTAGATAAAATGACAGGTATTATTGGAAACAACCCTACACGGGAAAGCGGCTTAATAGTCCCAGCGGCTGGAGGTGGCGGTAAATTATTGGCAATATACTATGACACTGTTGGTCAAAGGCAATCGACTACAAGTTACACGCCTGTCGATGTTACAGGTCTTGCAATTACTTTGACACCCGCCTCGGCTGATAGCAAATTTCTAATTCATTCTGATTTAAAAGGTGGAAGTGATACCTACACCTTGAATAGTTTAATTGTAAGAACAATTTCTGGAGGTTCTGCGGCTTTCATCGGTCTAGGCGATACAACTGGCAAATCTAACGCTTTTGCAACAGGTGGTAGTTCTCCGTATGCTGGTCTAAACGAAGGAAATCCCGGCTGTGTTCAAACATTTTTGGACAGTCCAAACACAACAAGTGAAATTGTCTATAAAATGCAAATGAAAACGGGGCAAAGTGGAAATTCCTGTGCGCTTCACACCAAGGCTTCTGACGTTATTGGTAATAGTGCGACCAACTCCAGCCTAACAATCTATGAAATAGGAGCTTAAAATGGCTACCTTTAATCAAGAAAATATCCATCTTGCTTTTCAATATTTGTTGCCATTATCCGAATATCATTTGTTCTCAGATGATTACGCTGACGTTGAGTGGATGGACAGTCGAACGCAGCCCACGGAAGCTGCTGTGAATACAGCTATACCTTTAGCGGTTGCCGCTGAGAAGTGGAGAGAGGTTAGAGCAGAAAGAGACAAAAAACTAGCTGCTACCGATTGGATGGCTATGCCTGACAGCCCAGACATCTCAGATTCTTGGAAAACGTATAGACAGAGTTTGAGGGATATTGGTGGGCAGTCAGACCCAGAAAATATCACTTGGCCCACAGAACCGAGTTAGGTGAATAATGGCAAAAGTTAAAGACGTAGAATCTAAATTAAACACACACGAAGCTGTTTGTGCGGAACGATGGAAAGAGACCATTGAGCGTATAAAACGCCTTGAGCTAGTGATGATTACAGGTGCAGGTTCTCTTATCCTTTTGATGGCAGGTATGCTCTGGAAGATATAATAAAAGGAAGCTAGATGCCTTTGTCCAAGATACAGTTCAAGCCTGGAGTTAATCGTGAGACTACATCTTACGGTGATGAGAACGGCTGGTTTAACTCAGACTTAATTCGTTTTCGCAAAGGTCGTCCTGAAAAGATGGGCGGTTGGTCTCGTTTAAGTAGCAATACCATAGAGGGGACAGGACGTTCTTTACATGTATGGGCTGCTCTAGACGGTTCCAAGTTTATGGGTCTTGGTACGGAATCCAAGTTCTACATAGAAGAAGGTGGCGGCTATAACGACATTACACCTATCAGGTCTACCGTCACTCTTGGATCTAATCCTTTAAAGACAGGATCTGTTGTTTCTGGTGCTACGGTTGTTACCGTAACGGCTCCTGCACATGGCGCAGTAACAGGAGATTACGTTACTTTTAGTGGTGCTACGGCAACGGACGGTATAACCACGGCTCAGTTAAACATTGAGCACGAAGTAACAGTTGTTGATTCTAACAGTTATCTAATTACAACCACAGGTACAGCTTCCTCTGGAGATACTGCTGGCGGTGGTTCTGCAATTATTGCTAACTATCAAATCAACACAGGTCTTAATACGGTTGTAACAGGAACAGGCTTTGGAGCAGGTCTCTGGAGCGGTCAAACAACTGGATATTCCCAGACTACTCTTAACGATAGTGGTGGAATAAACGACAGTGTTACCTCGTTTACCTTAACAAGTGCGGCTAACTTTGAAACAGCAGCTACTACAACAGGTGCGGATTTAACAGCCGTTAGTTCTTCCATTACCGTTGCAGACTCTAGTGGGTTTCCAGCTAAAGGTACGCTTCTAATAGGTAGTGAAAAAATACGTTACGGAACGAATGTAAGCAACGTGTTTGGTGACCTAACAAGAGGTGACGATGGAACAACAGCGGCTACCTCTTCTAGTGGTGATGCAGTTACTTTTGTTGGACTTATGCTGATTGGCAGTGAGTTAATTCAATACACGGGTAAATCTACTCATTTGATTAATGCAGGTGTCGTTCGAGGAGTTCGTGGAACTAGTGCCGCTTCTCATAGTGACGGAGCAGTGGTCAAAGAAGCAAATGACTTTGTAGGATGGGGGTCATCCTCTAGCACTGCGGCAAACACAGGATCAAACATCCGCTTGTACAGTCAGGACAACTGGGGCGAAGACTTACTGCTTTTTAATGTTTTTGATGGAACCCCGTACTACTGGGATAANACACTGGGCCTTGGTTCACGGGCCACGGACCTTGCCTCTCAGCCTAATGCGTCTGGTGCTCCTACTATAACTCGCAGAATAATGGTTTCAGGTTCAGATCGGCATGTGGTTTGTTTTGGATGTAATCCGTTAGATGAAACAGATCAAGATTTGTTGATGGTTCGCTGGTCTGACCAAGAGAACCCCGCAGATTGGACACCTACCGCTACAAACACGGCTGGCTCCCAACGTATATCTTCTGGATCAGAGATTATATCGGCACAGAAAACTCGTCAGGAAATGCTTATCTGGACAGATACAGCTCTCCATGCCATGCGGTTTACAGGTCCTCCGTTCACTTTTGGTTTCAGTATGTTAGCAAACAACGTGTCAATTCTAGGACCAAATGCCGTAACAACTGTTGGGGACAAGGTCTTCTGGATGGATCGTGAGAACTTCTATGTCTACACAGGTCGTGTTCAGCTTATCCCCTGCACTCTTCTCAGGTATGTGTTTGACGACATTAACCTAGAGCAGAGTTTTAAATGCTTTGCGGCTTCCAACAAGATGTTTGATGAGGTCTTCTGGTTCTATCCTACGGCAGATTCTACGGAAATAAATCGCTACGTTAAGTATAACTTTACGGAGAACACTTGGGATCTAGGAACTCTGTCAAGAACAGCTTGGGTTGATTATGGCGTTCACGATAATCCTCGAGCCTGTGGAATTGCTAACTCTACAAACTTTGTCTACATTCATGAGACAGGTGACGATGACGATGGCTCTGCCATGACTTCGTTTATTGAGTCTGCTGACTTCGACCTTGGAGATGGTGATCAGTTCATGTTTGTAACCCGTTTGATACCAGACATTGATATTACAAGCACCAGTTCTACCGCCTCGGTGGATTACGTATTGAAGACCCGCAACTTCCCAGGAGATAGCTTGGCTACTAATTCCACTAATGCAGTAACCTCAAGTACCCAACAGTCTTTTCTTAGAAGTAGGTCAAGACAGGCTGCGTTACGCATTGAGAGTTCTACAACAGATATAACATGGACGCTGGGTGATCTTCGCCTTGATATACGTCCTGATGGAAGGCGATAATGGTTAAATTGCTTGATCACAGTATGCCCATGGCTCCTGATGAGTACGACGCAGAAACTTTTGTAAGAATACTGCGTGATCTTGAGATGGCTCTGACAAGAATGGACTTTCCCGCTGTTGTTAGCGGTGAAGATGATGATAACGGAAAGAACTGGTTCTTAGGCTAATGGCTTCTGCATATAAAAACGTAGCAACAGTAGTTGGAGCGACAGGAGATGTCACAATTTATACTTGCCCTACAGCAACAGAAGCTATTATTAAGAACTTAAATCTTTATAATAGTCATTCTGGAACTGTGGTAGTATTCTCTAAGATTACGGATAGTTCCGCATCGTCTACTGTTATATTAGAGAAAGCTAGTATAACAACTCTTGCCGATACGTCTCTCACTGGACCTTTTGTCTTGGAATCTGGTGATACGCTGAAATTAAACTGCGATACAGCCTCGAAGATTAATGCCTTCGCCAGCGTTTTGGAGCTTTCTTGATGATAACAGACACTTCCCCTAAGTATTCTGGTGAACCTACAGCAAAGTCGTTGGCTACTGGTTTAGCTACCCTTGGTCGTTACGGTGACGACTACATGGTCCATGCTGCAGAAGGTGAAACTTTTGTTCCCAAAGAGATTCTAGAGGCTAATCCAGAGTTAAAAGAGAACCTGTTTAGACAGATGACGATGATGGGTATTGAGAACCCAAATCGTTACGTTGTTGGTAACGAGCTTAACTCCATCAATCCTGTAACAGGTCAGCCTGAGTTCTTCTTCAAGAAGGTCTTTAGTGCAGTCAAAAAGGTCGCTAAGAAAGTTCTACCTGTAGCGGCTCCTATTATAGGAAATATAATTGCACCGGGTATTGGAGGTATAATAGCTTCAGGGATAACAACAAAGCTGACAGGTGGAACTACGTCTGATGCTTTTAAATCCATGCTTCTTAGTTATGTTGCACAGGGTGCTGCTAGAGGTCTTTCGGATGGATTTAGCCTTGGGCCTGAATCGGTAGGAGGGCAACAATCTTCTTTCCTTACACGTTTAGGAGGTAGTAGCTTTAGCCCAACTGATTTTGGAACGGGATTACAACAAGGGTTTACAGAACCTTTTTCCGCTTTGGGTAATCTTGCTTCTTCAGGTGCTTCTAATCCGTTAGCACAGGGTATCTTTGGTCCTAGAGGTACGGGTACATTATTTAGTGGTCTTGCAAATACTGAATTTGCTAAACAACCTTTTGGTGGTGGTGAAGGCATTATGAGTAAGGTGTTCCCAAGTTATCAAGCTAGTCCAGCGGGAGCAGGAATTCAAAGTCTTCCTGTAAGAACCCCAGAAGGTGTAATGTCTGCTGCTGGAGAAAAAGCTAATTTTATTAGATCTCCTAGTGGTCAGATAAATCAATTTACAGATCAACAAATGAATGCTCTTCGACAAGTTGGAGCAATACAGAATACTGAGCAAGGATTACAACTTGTTCCTGGTTATGAAACTAAACTGGCTAACTATGTAGCATCAGAAAGTCCTTCTGCGGCTAGTGTAGTTACAGGTGCTGCAAAGGAGACAGCAAAAGAACCTGGTTTTCTTAATCAACTTGGACAGTTTGTATCAGGCGATAGATTAGAAGGAATTCCTGCAACTTTAGCTGGAGCAGGTGTGGCTGGAACAGCCGCATACTTAGCCGCTGATGCTTTAATGCCTGAAGAAGAAGCCTTTGATCCAAGTACGCTTAGAACTAACATGGAAAGAAAAGCTTACACTGATTGGCAAAACATAGCTGATAAGAACTCTTCAGAGGCAGAATCCCTTAGAACTGTTTGGTACGGAAAACCTCGTTACAGTGCTTCTCAACAAAAAAGCTACTTTGGTTCAAATCCGTTGGCAGGTATAACAGCCGTAGCCGCTGGAGGAGAAATCATGGGTCCTGGTACAGGGACCTCGGACAGTATTCCCGC